ACCCATGTTGATAATCTGGAGAAAATTGTTGGGATCTAAATTCAAACCGCGTGATCTTAATTTGCGTGTTTTGAACCAGTTCTCAATAAGTGCATGATGGAAATCGCTGTGAGTTTCGCTGGTGAAAAATAAATCATCACCTTTGACGCTGTACAAATGATCCAATGCCATATTAAACATTTTTGGTTGTTCATAAGACATTGAAGATAATGAACCAGAAAACAATATGTTGGGATTAAATTGTTGTACTGAAACAATACCTTGGTTGTTGAAAGCCGTTACATTAGGATACATGGTGATGGATTTGTAGCAGGGTCTGTACAGATTGACAGTATTAGACCAATTTTGAAATTCAAAATTATCCTGCACACCAACATTGCCGACATCTTGTATGTAAGTGCCGGTTAAACCAGTTCCAGCTGTATAGGTGTAACAGCAACCGAACCATTTAATGCGAGCGCCTGTGGGGACTATTATGGAATAGTCGTTGTGATCTGCCCATGAATTAGACGCAAATTTGCCTGTGCCATAGTCAAAGGTAACAGGTGTTTTTAACACGTCGATGTTGCGCATGTTATAAACCACTTGTGTTCTTGCATCCTGAGTTGGTAATCCCGAAAATTCCGGAACAGTTGTTGGGGGATGCGTGACCTTACACACGAATGCTTGAGATGGTGTTAAAGCTTTTCCGTGTGATTGCTCTGGCATAGATGTTGAATCAGACATTGGGTCAAAATTCATGCTATTGTCTACTAGTTGAGGTGTGGAATTCATTATGTTGTTGATAAAGTAAAAAGTATAATATGATGTAATATATTATTTAATTAGAAAAAGGTGGACTCACTTGCTCTGAAAATTATCAGAGTAGGTGAGTCGGTCTGTAGCCTGAATAAATTCAGCATCCTTATAATCGGTTTTGCTCAATTGTATTAGGTATTGGTATAATAGACCCACCTGTTCTGCACTAATCGCCACCCCTTTATCACTATAATGAATACTTGCGCAATCAACGCCAATCTTGTATTTTTCAGCGGTGTTAACCATACTCAATACTTCCTTCAGATTGACACGTGATTCTTCCCAAGATTCCTCATTTTCGTAGATCTTACTAACCGCTTTGACGGACCTGCGTACAACATCAGGAAAGAAACCATACGGTGTTACGAAGTTCGCAATGAATTCGGATACTTTTTCAAAGCTAATCTTCAGCTTATACCCGTGTTCTTCGTATATCGCAGCTTTCCTTCCTTTCACAGCGGTCACTTTTTTGGCGCGTATGTGGGAATCGTCACCCTTAAACGCGGCATAAAGTATGTCTTCGAATCGGTACGCATAACCTAACACAGCCATATTCAATATTGTGTTCCCGGTTATCGTTAATGGTTGTCCTGAATGTTGCATGTAAAGACCGTGTAACATTGATATACCTTCACTGCATTGGTACATATTACACCATTCTGTACGCATTGTCGCGTAAAAATCAACGATTTTATGATTTACACCCAACAAACCAAACAACTCAAGTTCCAATTCTAACATACTTTGTGTGTGAGATGTGTCCATTTCACTGAAATCACAGTTTATATTAGTGTATTTTTCGCTTGTGTACTCATCTTTGTACTTAGCGAAGAATGTAGACAACTCAGCGTCGCTTTTGTTAAAAGCTAGCAAGACGTTTGACTTGGTACATTCAAATACACATTCTGTAAGATATCGTGAATAGGCACAAAAAAACAAGTTTAACACTTTACTCCAGGCACTAACACCTTGCCCAGCTTTACCGGAAGTCATCTTCGTTCCAGTAGGATCGTGTTTATCTTGTTTCTTCATGGTGAAAGTGATCATGCGAGATCTCAGATTATTCAAATCTGTATCAAACATGTTTACTACTTCTTTACGATTAACAATAGGGCTGATCTTATCCACTAATGATTTGAGATTAGACATTGGAATAAGTTCCAAGTCTTCTCCATCTTCGTCTAGAACATAGTAGTCCACCATGGCATTTTCGTCATACTCCACACCCTCAATACCGGTACTTTTACGCACAGTGCCAGGCAAAGTCAATATACGGCCGATGTCTGTTGTTGCTGGTTTAATTTTCTTCTGTAGTTCAATGATATAATCAACGAAATGGGTTGTTAATCTTTCATTGTTCGTCTTCAGAGTTTTAAACTTTCGCAAATCAACAAATTTAGACAAACCGGCTTGTAAATTCTTGAAATGTTTTGGTGACCTGCGCGCGCGCGTTGTTGCGTACCTTGCAATTTGAGTGTTAAGTGTGCCAAAGCTGTCCTTGCTGTAATAAGGCATCACAAAACGTTGGTCCGACAATTTACTACCAGAAATGCTCACATCAATCGGGTGTAATATGCCGTCGGAGATTTTCATTGGAGTTCCGTCGATTTGTTTAAGTTTCAGAGGTTCAATACGTATATCAGAGCTGTGTGTAAAATTTTTCTTGACATTCAAGTTCATCAGAATATCAATCGCAGACTCCTTGGTGGTAGTCATTTGAGGGTCGTAACTCCTCCAAGTGCGTTTTACATCTTCAACTATGATCTGTGGTTCTGTGACTAAAGGAATGCATGCTTCTTCTATGATTTCATCTATAGGCGCTCCTTGAACAGTTAACAATACCTGTAACTCTGGAGAACTTTTACCATAAACCAACAATTCATCCTTATGCCGTGAGGCACCCACATAAACCTGACGTATTGCAACGGTTTTGTCAATCGCTTGCACGCGACAATAGTCATCTAGGTATAACAACACTTTACCGAATGTCATACCCTGTGACTCATTAACCGTCATACTCTTATAACCTAAACTAGCTAAATAACTTTTACTTTCTTGAGTAAAAGCAAGTGCTACATCAACGACATGATCGCTTAAATCCTTAATGATCTTATAAGAATTGACAACTTTTGACGCGGTGCGTGCATCAGGAATGTAAGTATCCAACATACGTGTTATATCTTGAGGTATTCTGTGTGTTTCCACCACATATTTGCTTAACCCAAATTCTAACTTGGTGTGATCTTTGCAGTATGGACCAATCTGCTTAGAATCTCCCATTAAATGTATATTTTTGATACGCCCATTCAAGTGCATGGCATAATAGTACGCAATAGCTGATGGTTGCATTGCGAAACATTCGTCAATATAAAGATGTCTCACTTTAACATTAGAGTTGCGATGCAAGTAATCTATAAGTACGATATAGGTGTAAATTTCTTGCTTCGTTTCTGACCCTTCTTGCATTAAATCATCTGATTGTGCCCGAATAGGGCTAACAATCATATCAGTACCAACTTTATAAACGTTAATCACACGTTGTGTTTTGCGTGAACCACCAATTCCATTAAGACAAGATAATGTGAAGTCTTCTGGTTTTGGATATGAACGCAGTTGGTTTTTCTTGATGAATTCATTGTACGATTCTTCATCAACTGAAAATTTAACGCGAGTGTTAAAGTGTTTGGCGATCATGCATTCTTGTGCCACTATGTTATCCTCAGTTTGCTCTATAACCTCATGTCTAGCCAAAACGTGATCAATGTTGTTAACTTGATCAACATCAATTTCTTTGGTTTTGTTACTAGGTTTCAAATTTAGAAGATAACCACTCAAATAATAATACAACTCACCGCTTTGTATCAATGAATGGTCCATCTTAAATATTTGTTTAAATTTGAAATTATCAAAAGGAAATGACAAGCCACCAACTTTGTAAGGATCACTTTTGATATACAAGTGATTAGTTGGTGCCAATTTTTCGAGCAATTTTTCTCTTAAATGAAACTCATGCAAAAATAAATCCACAACAATGATATCGTTTGGTTTGATGTCCACTTCATCAAGCGTATCATAGTTCTTATGTTCATTTGTGAACTTATGCAATGTACCAAAAGGGCACTTGAGTTTATTGTTAATAGTGTAAGGATAGTAGCGTTTCCCCTGTTTCATTTCTTCAAATATCATGCCAAGATTGCCGGGTGCTGCTGTTAGGTCAATCACCCTGTCAGAACCATCGCCGATGGTTTGAATGAGATCAAACAACTCACGCATCTTGTGCGTCATGTGGTTGCCTGTTTTCTCTTTTAGCAAATATATGGTATCCATAGTTTGAAGATTGGTGTGAAGCAGCTTACTGGTTGTGGATAAGATCTCTTTATATCCTCCTACGTACTTAGAGTAGTACCAATGCGCGGCCCCATCGTGACAAATTTTTAGTCTGATATCTCCTTCCTTAACACGAAACGTTGAAACGGTGTTCTGTTTACGATTAATAACTACACAATTTTCCTTATTGATATATGCAATAAAGAAAACTTCTTCCAAGCTTAACCATGTGGACTCATCATTTAGTAGTCGGATGTGTTTTTTATCGCTTCGGAATGAAATGTCTGCTGTAGCTTGTTCATTTGCTAAGTTACGGTGGTGATAAGATAATTTTAAAAATTCATCTAGCTCAGATCTTTCGGGGTTAAATCTGAGTGCAGTTTTGTTGACTGAATGCATACAGTTCTGCAAAGCCTGATATGCACATTGCCCTGGGCCGAATTTACTATCCGGTTCGTGCTCAACGGCTGGCACTTTTACGACGTGTCTAGACAAGAATGTTTCTTCTTTTGGCGCAGAAGGTATTGTTTCTGCAGCCGCTTCTTTGAAAGTGGATTCAATCGTCGAATCCTTATCGTTGTTAATAGTCCATTCGGCTTTAATAGCATCAAATGGTCTTTTACAGTACGGGATGTTTTCGTACATATAATGTTGTAAATTAACAACTCTAACTTTCATTAGATTGGAAACAATCTTCTCGATGGAATCCATATCATCAACGTTTTGGTAAGAGCTAAACCATGAGTCAAGAAATTCTGACTGTGACATTTTGATCAAAGTTTTAAATTTGACCCAGCTTTGTCTGATTAAACCACGATTAGCGTCTGAGTTAATCAGCTTAAATGCAGTTTTAATGGTTTGGGTTACATCACAACGTCTGATAGCGACGTATACAAATAAGTTTAACACAAGTTCGTTGAAAGACTCGTTCTTATTTGAGATGCCCTGATATACTAACTCGTTGTCAGCGCCGTATACCAAGCTTTTACTGAATGCAATACAATGAGTGTTAAACGCTGGGTAAGCGAATACTTCTTTTGTAAGCTTTAATCCGTATGAGATTGCGTTGTGGACAAAATCGGTCTCACACACAATATAATTTGCATTATAATTACCAACTACACCTTTGATGGTTCTGATGATATTTGGAACCACAGTGTATTGTTTGTGGTATATTTTTGCAAAATCAAACACACGAAATAACGTTTCGTTGATGCAGGGATGTTCAATCCGAGTGAATCTGATGATGAAAAAATCAGATATGTTATCAACAATCTCAGAGACAATATCGAAATCTTTACATTTGATACGGTTAACCGCCAAATATGATTTCCAGATATTGTAATCATGACAATAGCCATTACTTCCGTCGTTGAAGTAAAATTTGACATGATTTTTCGCTAGTTTGATATTGTAAACTGGCGTTGGAATGTTGATCTTCTTATTGTTTAATATTGATGGCAAAAACATGGCAACATCATACACTACCGCTTGATGTGCGTTGAATATATCAGCTAATTTGTTCAAACTGATATCGTAATTGGCATTAACACTATAACAATAAGGTGCATTGTAGGTGCAATTTTCAGCACCCGAGTGGCAAACAGACAGCTGTTTGTTGCCACGTGCGGTTTGGAACAGTGCATCGTTAGACTGACGAACTGAACTGTGGAGGTATCGTGACATTTCACGATCTGATTTTATGCGTGCACAAATATGTGTGCCAACCGCTGGCGCATAATCATAACCTCCGCCAACATCAATTGCACGTTTGTACTTACCAGCAAATTGAACGAACTTTTTAGTAGCGTAGTCCGTCATAAATGCAGCAAGTGCGTGCGTTCGATGTGCCAAGTATTTAGTGTTTTTGTTTGTCAACACAAGCTCTCTCGGCGCTAAAGCTTCCTTCAACCAACTGTACTCGTCTAACGATAGTGCATAGGGGCATTGCACGGTGGTGTTTGCAATGCTGTTTGCACTAATAATAGCGTTAGAGACGTAACCTCGATCCATCGAAGCCAACTCTCCAGCACGAGTGCTGGAGTAATACGGGTTGATAGACATTTAATAATTAAAATTAAATATTGGATATTGGATATTAGGTATT